AGATTTTTCCGAATGCCATACCATTTGGCGAAGGGCAATTTATTGCGGATAAAAAAGACGATGCTTTTATTCGAATCTTTTGGGCGGGTGGTTGCACACATGAACACGATTTGGAGTTATTAAAATATCCATTACAAAGATTAACGCAACATCGCAATAAAATTAAAATGGTTTTAGGCGGTTATACAAACGACGATGCAAGCCGACCAATTTGGGATAAAATGCTAAACCATTTTACCGCATCAAAGCGTTTACATTTTGACGCTTACGCTGGAATGAGACCTACTGAATACATGGAGATTTATGAAAATGCCGATATTATGTTAGTGCCTTTGGTGGCAAATGAATGGAGCAAATGCAAATCTAATTTAAAGTTACTTGAAGCATCGGTTAAAAATATTCCTGTAATTTGCTCAAAAGTTGAACCGTATTCTATGGATGCAGACGCGCCTGTTTTATGGGTTGAAAAACAAAGCGATTGGTATAAACATTTAAATTTTTTAATAAACAATGAAAAAGCAAGACAAGATTATGGCGAAGCGCTTGGCGAATGGGGGCGAAGAAAATACAACCTTTTCGACATTAACCCCAGACGTCGCGCCACATTTGAAAGTGTTACAAAAGCATAAACATATTTACGACCTTTACGAACATACAGGCGAATTGGTTAATTTTAGCGCTGACATACATAATGAAGTAATAGAGGCTTATCGAGTTGTTAATCCGCATTATCATTACAACCGTAGTTGCCCAGCGTGTGTTTGCGATATGTTAAAAGACGTTTATAATTATTACAATAAAACAATATGAAATTTATACACCCCACCGCAGTTATAGGAGAAAACGTTATCATTGAAGACGATGTTTACATTGGTGCTTATTGTGTTATCGGTATGCCACCGGAATGGAAAGGTAAAGAACATATCGACAAAGGCGTTTTAATCGGCAAAGGAACACGAATAACAGGAATGGTAACGATTGATTCGGGCGCAGAACATCAAACGCAAATCGGCGAAAATTGTTACTTAATGAAACATTCACACGTAGGACATGATGCAATACTTTGCAACAATGTAACGTTAAGTTGTGGAGCAAAGATTGGCGGACACACAATTATAGCAACAAAATGCAATATTGGATTAAACGCCGTTATACATCAAAAGCAAATAATTTCAGAAGGTTGCATGATTGGAATGGGTGCGGTAATAACAAAAAAATTAATAACAACGCCTTATAAAAAGTATGCGGGTAACCCTGCAAAATGTATAGGCGATAATCTTATAAAATGAAAGTATTAATAAACTGTCTTATTTACGGCAACCGACCTTTAAATATAATTGCCAATAATTTAAACCGCAAAGGGTTTGACTGCGATATAAAATTTGTTGATGTTGAAGGAATTGCCAACGCTTTAAACGAAGGAATTAAAGATTTTGAAAAATATGACGCAATCGGATTTTTAGCAAACGATATTATTGAACCGGATAATTGGCTACTTAAAAAAGTTGAGGCGTTAAACACATATCCAAATGCTGGTATCGTTGCAAGTAGTTTAGATTGCGAACGTGTAAATATTCAAAGCGAATTAATAATAAGTAATTGGTTAATTGATACACAGGTTATAGATGCAATAGGCGAATTTAATGAGCAATATTTCCCTTATGGCGCGATTGATTTAGATTATTGCGAGCGCAGTTGGTTGGCAGGTTTTAAAACTTATTACGTTATTAATTGTTTGGCAGTGCATAACGGCTCACACGCAACAGGTAACGAATACGGATGGGATAAAAGCGAGTTGGTAGCAAAATATTCAACAATTTATAACAATAATTTAAACGCATACAAAAACGGAACGAAATCAATTAAGATATGAAGCTATCAAAATTAAAGGGCAACCCGAACAACCCGAGAATTTGCAAAGACGATAAATTCAAAAAACTCGTTAAATCAATAAATGATTTTCCAAAAATGATGGCTTTGCGTCCTATCGTAGTTGATGAAAACTTTATTGTGCAAGGTGGCAATATGCGATTAAAGGCATTACAGGAAATAGGGTTTAAAGATATTCCAGACGAGTGGGTTAAACAAGTTAAAGACCTTAGCGAAGATGAAAAGAAACAATTCATAATTAAAGATAACGTAGGATTTGGCGAATGGGATTGGGACGATTTGGCAAATAATTGGGACGCGGAACAATTAACGGAGTGGGGTTTAGATATACCAAACTTTGAAGCCGAAGTTTTAGAAGCCGAAGAAGATAATTATTCAATCCCAGATGAAATAAAAACGGATATTGTTTTAGGCGATTTATTTGAAATAGGCGAACATCGTTTATTGTGTGGAAGTAGTACAAATTCAGATGATATAAATAAATTAATGATTGGCATTTTACCTGATTTAATACATACTGACCCACCTTACGGAATGAACGCAGTAAGCAAAAGTGGAGTTTTAAAAGAAAGATATAGCAAAGATATTTTAGGAGATGATAATACTGACGTTGCAAGAGATAGTTTTAATTTAATTTATTTGCTTTACCCAAATTCAAAACATATTTGGTGGGGCGCTAATTATTATTCTTCAAATTTGCCTGATAGCGAATGTTGGTTAGTTTGGGATAAAAATAACGGAGGAAGCGACCAAACAGATTGCGAGTTGGCTTGGACTAATTTAAGAAGCGTTGTAAGGCAATTTACACAAGCGTCTGAAAAAACAAACAGGGTACATCCAACACAAAAACCTGTATCATTAGTTGAATGGTGTATTGAAAAAACAAAAGATAAAATAAATACAATAGCAGATTTTTTTGGTGGCAGTGGTGTTACAATGGTTACTGCTGAACAATTAAATAAAAAATCTTTTCTTATGGAACTCGACCCGAATTATTGCCAAGTTATAGTTGATAGGATGTTAAAACTCGACCCGACGTTAATTGTAAAAAGAAACGGTAACCCGTATGAAGCAACACACTAAAATATATTTTAAATACTTTGGCTACGATGTAACCGATTTTATTCCGTGTGAAATTTGCGGTAAAATGGCAAACGATATACACCACATACACGCTCGAGGAATGGGTGGAACAAAGCAAGCTGATAACATCGATAACTTAATGGCGCTTTGTAGAAACTGCCATATTGAATACGGCGACAAGAAACAACACATTGATTTTTTAACCCAAATACACAAAGACAAATGCAACTCACGTTAAAACATTACAACATTACAACCACTATTGATATGCCTAACGATGTATCTTTGGACGAAGTATTTGAACAATTTAACGCTTTGCTTATATCGGCAACGTTCCAACAGGAAACTATAAACCGATGGATAATTGAGAAAGCCGACGAATTAAACCGCGATTAAAAACAGCAGAAAAAAAGCACAATGGCAAAAGCAGATATAGTTAAACACCAATTTAAAAAAGGCGAAGTTGCAAATCCGAACGGACGTCCACGTAAATACGTTTCAATCTTAAAAGATAGCGGTTATAAGTTGAGCGAAATCAACGACACCATTCAAAACATGATGGCGATGGATTTAACGGAACTCGGCGAAGTATTTAAAAACCCAAAGGGCACGATACTTGAAAAGACAATCGCAAACGCTATGCGCAAATCACTCGAGAAGGGTAGCTTATATTCGCTTGAAACATTATTAACCCGTGTGTATGGAAAGCCAAAAGAAACCAGCGCCATAACTACGGACGGCAAAATAGAATTTATTGTAACCAAAGGAAAAACAATTTTATAATGTGGCGAGTATATCTAATTGAGTTTATTATAGTATTAATGATTTCTTTAATGTGGGTTATTATTATTAATAAGCATAAAAACGAAAAGTAATAAATTTATTACATTGCAAATACCAATACCAGAACTTCACACTAATCAACAAAAGATATTCGACTGCGCTTCGCGGTTTAGGGTTGTTATGTGTGGGCGAAGGTTTGGCAAATCTGAACTTGCGCAACTTGAAATTATATTCGAGGCTATTAAAGGGAATAGCGTTGCATACATCACACCAACCTATCAACTCGCAAAAACTTTCTTTAATAAGTTAATCAAAACAATACCCTTTGAAAATAACAAATCCGATCTAACAATAAGTTTTCCAAACGAAGGCAACGTAATGTTTTTTACCGGCGAGCGTCTGGATAATTTAAGGGGGCGTAAATTTCATTTAGTTATTATAGATGAAGCGAGTTTTATTCCTAATCTCGAAGACGGATGGCTTAATTCAATACGTCCTACATTAACCGATTACAAAGGACGTGCGTTATTCGTATCAACGCCAAAGGGTAAAAATTATTTTTATTCATTATTTATGAAATCGGACGGCATCGATTGGCAATCATTTAAATTTACAACATACGATAACCCTTACATTGATCGTACGGAAATAGACGACGCACGAACGCAACTACCAAGCGCCGTATTTGAACAAGAGTATTTAGCCAACGCTATGGAAAACGCATCTAATCCGTTTGGCAATCAACACATTATCGACTGCGTTAGACCTTTAAGCGTTTTACCTGTGGCGTATTATGGCATCGATTTGGCAAAGTCATTTGATTATACTGTAATAATTGGGCTCGATGCAAACGGAAATGTCGCACACTTTGACCGCTTTCAAAAAGATTGGGCTCAAACCAAAGAAACAATTTTAAGGATTGATAAAAGCAAACCGGTTGTAATTGATAGCACGGGAGTTGGAGATGCGATAACCGAAGATTTGCAACGGCATTTTAATGCTATGCACGGCTTTAAATATACGGCATCGAGCAAACAGCAATTAATGGAAGCGCTGGCTTCATCAATACACAAACGCGAAATTTTTTATCCAGATAACGAAATTAAATCGGAGTTGGAAATATTTGAATATCAGTACACGGCAACAGGCGTTCGATACAATGCGCCAACAGGTTTTCACGATGATTGCGTTAATGCTTTGGCTTTGGCGAATAAATGTAAAAACAATTATAAACACGCTGGAGTTTATCGTTTCATCTAATTTTCTCAAAAAAATCTATATTATAATATGAAGGTTACAATTTCAAAGTTTCAAGAGTTATACAAAATTTCTATAATGGAAATTAACGAGGCTGAAAAGTCGGCTTTGTTAGTGCAGGAATTTACAGGAATGAGCGAAGAACAAGTTAATAAGATGCCTTTAAAAAAGTTTAATAAGTTATGCGTTGAAATCAATACAAAGTTTGAAAAGTACGGCAAAGAATTAGACGAAAAGAAACCGAGTAAATATGTTGCAATTAAAGGGCGTTTGTATTTGTTGGAATACGATTTAGCAAAGCCACCAATGAATGCAGGTCGTTATGTTGAATTAGCGACTTATAGCGACGATATAATAGGCAACCTTCATAAGATTATGGCTACTATGTGCACGCCTTTAAAATTAACTATAAAGGGCTTAAAACGCAAAGAAAAGAATCATAGACAAGTTGCCGAGGATATGTTGGATATAGATTTCGAAGTTGCATACCATTCCGCTGTTTTTTTTTACGCAGTTTTCAGCAAATCAATTCAGGGTTTGGGTACTTATTTCAAAACAATTTCAACGGAAACGGCGAAGGTGGACGAAGTGATGCAGAATTTAGCCGAGTTTACGGATGGCTTTATAACTGCAAAATGGTATCGGAATTTGAAGGAATTAGTATAAATGAGGCTTGGGATTTGCCTGTATTTCAATTCCTAAATGATTTGAGTTATTTAAAAATGAAGCGCGAAATTGATAATGAACAAGAGAAAAAACTATTAAAAAAATATGCCCATTAGTATAGCACAATCGCAAAAGATAAATTTAGATAACGGCTTTGTCGGTAGTGTTGGCAGTTTTAATTTCAGCGAAGTAACCGCAAATGAAATAAATGCTTTATTTATTGAGCGTGCGGAAATGTTCAAAAAGGTTTGGTTAGAACAATTAAATAGTAAAAAGATTATTGCATCGGGAAATATTGAGAATGTTGAATATGAAATAGTGCAAACTAATAGTTCGGCAACTTTAAATATCAGTTTCCCGTATTATGCAAAGTTTGTAGATAAAGGTGTTAAAGGTGTTAGAAGTAGCAAAAACGCTCCAGATAGTCCGTATAAATTTAAGAACTACGGAATGAGTGCAGACGGACGCAAATCGATTGCGAATTGGTTAAGAACGGCAAAAGCAAAAGTTAGAACAACCGATGTTAAAAAATATGGCGCAAAGGGAACGGAAAAGAAGTTTAAAAAGATTAGTGAATTTGACCAACGATTAGAAGATACAATTTTTAACATAAAAAAATATGGTATCAAAAAACGTGATTTTATAGAGCCGACAATAAAGAAAAGTTTAGAAGGCTTTGAAAAAGAACTTGGCGAAGTGATAGGAAAAACAATAACAATTAATATTTTTCAATGAGTATAACATTAATTAGCCCTTCAGGCTATCCATCCGCTCAGGATAATTTATGGTCGATTGCTTATAGTAGCAATTCGGGGCAAGTAGATTTCAAATATGTTTTTGACGTGTATGTAAACGGCGTTCAATTAGTTAGAACAAAAGTATTTCCCGAGCCTTCGAATGGTCGCGGTTATTTTGATGCTATGCCTGTGGTAAGCAATGAGATAACTTACGCTTGGTTTAATCCTGTAAGCATTAACGACGGAATGAAATTAACCCAAAGTAATACATTAATAGAAAAGACATACCAAATAAGAGTTGGCGAAGATTACAGCGGAACGACGTATTTGAATTTAGTATCGGGCAACGTTACTACTTACAATTATTCAGCGCCTTTATTTAAACGTCGTCAAATTAATATCGGGCAAAAGTTAAATAATTGGCTTACAAATAGACCGTTAAGAATTAAAGCAAAAACAACTGATAAAATATTTATACCATTATTTGCTCAGGGGTATGATTTTAATCCAACATTTAAAAGCTACAATGCTAATAATCAATTAATTGGTACAGTAATAGATAGCGCATATTTTACAAGTAATATTTATAACCAATTAGACATAGGCGTACAAGCTATAAAAAAATATTTTAATTATTATGGACTTACTGATATTTTAACATCGGCAACTGCTTATTACACTATTCAATTTGAACGTTCAGCCGAAGGATGGATATCGGATATTTTAAGAGTAGATATTGATTGCAACCCTAATTACACGCCAATTAATCTATATTTTATTAATGCCTTTGGAATGTTTGATACGGCTCGTTTCGATTTAGCGTCGCGCCTTACAATGGATGTAGAGCGCAAAACATTTCAACAAAGGGATTATACTTTAAATAATTCGAGCGTTACTTATTACGATGCTAACAATGTTTACAACGAAAGTAAAATAAACTACGGAAGTAAAACAAATCATTCGTATAAACTTACAATGAATTACCCAAGCGACGCAGAATATCAATGGTTAGCTGAATTAATTGTTAGCCCACAGATATACGCTGAAATCGACGGCAATTATTATCCCGTTAGTATCAAAGCGAATAATTACGAATATTCAACTTATACCAACAACAAATTAAAGGTATTTGAAATAGATATTGAATTAAACCAAACACGCTACAATTTCGCACGATGACAAGAATATTTATTGAAGATAATGAGTTGGATATTAATGCGGGGTTTTCGCAAATGATAAATTATTCTATTGACGATCTAAACAACTTAGATAGTAAAACAACTTCATTTACTAAAACGATTGTATTGCCGGGGACTTCAAAAAATAATCGTTTACTCGGTAATATATTTGAGTTTGCTAATTCAAATTATACGGTTAATGGTGCAAATGTAAATTACAATTTTAACGCGAGTAAATCAGCAAAGGCGCGAATTGAAGTAAATGGATTACAAGTTTTAAAAGGCACTTTGCGTTTATTAGAAATAATTATAGATGGTAGAGATATAAGTTATGAGATAGCTTTATTTGGAGAGTTAGGTGGTTTTTTCTCAAAGTTAGGCGCGAGCAAATTAACCGATTTAGATTTTAGCGCTTACAATCATCAATATAATGTAACTAATATTGAATCGAGTTGGAACAATGCGGGTAATGGTAGCGGTTATTATTACCCTTTAATTGATTACGGAAATACATCGCCAACAAACGATGCTAACTTTTTTAAAAAATCATTTTATTATACTGCATTTAGACCAGCTTTTTTTGTTCGTGAATATATTAATAAGATTATAACGAGTGCGGGTTACACTTGGGAATCTAATTTTTTCAATACTAACTTTTTTAAGCGTTTAATTGTACCTAATAATCAATCGAGATTAGCTTATAAGAAAACGCGAATTTTTAATGGCGTACCATCTGGAACAATAGGCAGTGGCGGTATTCCAATTATAAATCAATTAGAGGCAAATTTTACAACTGCGGATAATAAAACATGGACTTATACAGGTGGACCTACTTTTAGTGGCTCAGTTAATTTAAAATTGGCTGGAACATGGCGAATATCAAATCAATCAATATTAGGAAATAAAGTAGTTAGATTTAATTTGTATAAAAATGGAGTTTTTTTATGCAATGATAACACATTTTTTGGAACGCCACCTTCACAAATTGGTGGTTTAGGCAATGCGACAACATACGTTCCATTCAGTTTTTCAGTTAATTATGCGCCGTTTAATTCATTCTTTACACTTGCGACAAACGATACATTTTCAGTAACAATGGATAGCGTATCGGGTACGGATGCAATAAGCGTAAATATAACAGGTATATCAATGACGTTAGACGGTAGCCCAACATTAACTCCAGCAAACTACAATGACAATTTGATAGTATCGGATAGTTTGCCTAAGGGAATTTTACAAAAAGATTTCTTCGCATCTATTTTAAAGATGTTCAATTTGATGGTAACCGAGGATAAGTTTACCGAGAAAAAATTATTAATTGAGCCTTATGTTGATTTTTATAATTTAAGCCGTTCAACTTATAACGATTGGAGCAACAAAGTAGATAGAAGCCAAGTTATAAAAATTAAACCAATGAGCGAAATCAACGCTCGTTTTTACGATATAAAATTTAAACAGGATGCAGATAATTTTAACGAGCAATATCGCAAAAAGTTTGTAGTTGGTTATGGCGATTATCGTTTTGATAATCAGTTAGAATTTGCAAAAGATACGAGCACAACGGAAGTTATTTTTAGCGCATCGCCTTTGGTTGGTTATACTGGCAACGATAAGATATTTCCAGCGATTTATAAGCTAAATAATACTACCGAAGAAATGATTGAGCATAACATTCGTATTATGCAAGCCAAAAAAATAACAGGGCGAACAAGTTGGAAAATATACTCAAGCGCAAAAGTTTTTAACGTGCCTGTTTCTTATGGTACTTATACGGCTTATGGTTACGCGGGGCATTTAGACGATCCATTTAACCCCGCATCCGATTTAAACTTTGGAATACCAGAACAAATAAATTTTAATTTAACAACAGGCACATTATCAAACAATTTATTTAACACTTATTACTCGCCATACTTTGCGGAAATAACGGACAAAGATTCGAGGTTAGTAACATGCAAAATGAAATTAACTGAGCGTGATATTAATACGCTTGATTTTACGCGTTTTATTTGGGTTGATGGAGTTTTGTATCGCCTTTATAAGATAGTAGATTATAGCGAAGGGGAACTTTGTGAGGTGCAATTATTAAGAGTAATTTATACAACATACTAAAATGATTATAAAATATTTTGATGAGTTTGAAGGGCAATGGTTAGACATTACGGGAGCTACCGGAACGACTTTGCAATATGACGACGCGAGCGGTTGGGTTGGAGTATCTAATAAAGTTATAAGAGGCAATATATCACAGGTAGGAACTAACGCGCCAACGATTGATATATTTGAAAATACAACAGGGGCAACGCTAACAACGAGTAGAACTAATGCAGGCATTTATCGTATAGATTCTAATATAGCACTTTGGACAACTTCAACAATGTTTATTACAATAGGCAACAATCAAAATAAGAATGGCGATTTTGTTTTTAATATTCAATATGGTACTTCAACAAGATTAGATTTATTTACTTTATTGGATGGGGTTTTAACAGACGAATTATTAGGAAATACAAGTTTTGAAATAAAAATATATTAATGGCAACAACAACTGAAGTAGGAGTTAAAATAACGGTGGACGGAAGCGAAGCCACCAAATCGGTAGGCTCAATTAAATCGCAATTAAAAGATGCGACGGCGGAGTTAATTGAGATGCGTGAAAAGTTTGGCGATACGTCAAAAGAGGCAGTTGAAGCCGCGAAAAAAGTTGCTAAATTAAAAGATGCAATCGGCGACGCAAAAGCAATGGCAGACGCATTTAACCCAGATGCAAGATTCAAAGCATTTGGGCAAGCGTTACAGGGTGTTGCTGGTGGGTTTAGTGCAGTACAAGGCGCAATGGGTTTAATAGGTAGCGAGAGCAAAGATGTTGAGAAAATGCTTTTAAAGGTTAATTCCGCAATGGCATTAAGTCAGGGGGTTAATTCAATTTTAGAAGCGAAGGACGGATTTAAGAATTTAAAAACCGTTGCAGTTGATGCCTTTAAAGGAATTAAAACAGCAATCGGCTCAACAGGTATCGGTTTATTGGTTGTTGCACTTGGTACGATTTACGCTTATTGGGATGATATAAAAGAGGCTGTTGGTGGCGTTAGCGATGAACAAAGTAAATTGAATCAAGCGTCTGCGGATAATCTAAAAATTCAACAACAAAAATTAGACGCAATAGGCTCACAGGATAACATTTTAAAATTACAGGGAAAATCAGAGCGCGATATTTTAAAAATAAAAATAAATCAAACAGATGAAACTATTAGCGCTGGCGAAGCTAATATACAGAACTTAAAAGCTACCAAAGTTGAACAAGTTAGAATTGCTGAAAGGAATAAGGAAATATTAAAAGGGTTATTAAATTTTTTAAGCATTCCGATTACAGCTGTTTTATTTGCCGTTGATAAGATACGTTCCACAATGGGGCAAACTTCGACTTTATTAGAAGATTATAAAAATGGATTGGCGAATTTAGTTTTTAATCCTGAAAAAGTTGCAAAAGAAGCGGAATCAGCAATAGCTGAAGCAGAAAAAGGTATTACAAATTTAAAAAATCAAAGGGCAGGTTATCAATTACAAATTCAATCAATAGACAAACAGGCGAGCGATAAAAAAAAGGAAACCGACGATGCGAATAAAGCAAAGGAATTAGAGGCACAAGATAAATATCAAAAAGATTTACAAGCGTTAAAGGATAAGAATTTTACTGAAGCAATAAAAGACGAAAACGACAAAGCTGAAGCTTTATTGAACTTGCAATATACAAATGATATAAAGGCTTTAAATGCGAGTAAATTAAGCGAAGAACAAAAGAATGCAATGCGTATTGAATTAGGTAAACAATACCAATTAAATTTAGACGCAATTAATGTTAAACGAATTGCAGACGCTAAAGTAATAACAGATAAAGAAGAAGCCGATGCACTTGCAAAGCGCGATAAAGAAATAGCATTTGAAGAAGGTACTTTTAAAATATTAAATGACTTACGAATAAGTCAAATAAAAGACGAAGGCGATAAGGCAAGGGAAAACGAGGCGTTAAGATATCAAGCCGATATTGATGCAAATTATGAGGCTTTAAATAAAAAAGAAATAACCCAAGCGGAATTTGATGCAAGAGCAGAAGCAAATAAAAAACTAAACGAAAGTAAGATTTCGGAAATACAAAAAGCCGAAAGCGAAAACAGGATTAAACAGGATGAATTAGAGCGTAAAAATAAAATAGAATCCGCAAAAGCAATCGGCGATTCATTAGGGGCGCTATCCGATTTAGTAGGTAAACAAACGGCGGTCGGTAAAGCACTGGGAATAGCGCAAGCTTTGATAAATACTTACATCGGTGCATCTGAAGTATTACGAGCAAAATCTGTTATACCTGAGCCCGGAGGTACAATTTCAAAAGTAATAAATGTTGCGGCTATTATTGCAACAGGTATTAAATCAGTAAAGGCAATTATTGGAACTAAAGTGCCAAGCGCTTCGGGTGGTGGCTCAGCTGGGGGGGGTGGAGGAAGTATTCCGTCTGTCCCATCAATTACGCCACCATTACCGCCACAATTAAATACGCAAATGATTAACGGCGGTCAAATAAATCAATTAGCATCGGCAACGGCTCGCGCCTATGTTGTAGAATCCGATGTTAGCGGAAATCAGGAACGAATAAACCGATTAAATAGAGCATCACGTATAAATTAAAAAATATGACATTACCAATTTACGAATTAAAGATTAGCGATAATTTACAAGATGAGGCAATGGTTGATTACATTGCGTTAGTAGATGCGCCCGCAATTAAAAAAGATTTTTTAGCCTTTAACGACCAATTAAGTATTTACGGATTTAGTCCAAAGTTTTTTTATTTGTGTCCTATGGCTACTGAATTATTTAAGCATTTAGTAGAAATGAATGTTGGAATAAACGAGCAAGGAATGTTACGAAGCGCTGGACAAATAGCCGATAATATTTTAGAAACGGAATATTATGCAATCGAAAAAAACTTTGTTAGCCTTGAAGATTACAACGAAGCCGTTTTATTGTTAGACGATTTTATTGACTTAATGGCTGAAATAGACAAGTTAATAGGAATGCAACACGATGTAAGTTTTATGCAAAACCATATCGATAAAATTAAAAGCTATTTGCCTATAAATACATTTGCCGAATCTTACAATGATTATCCAAAAGAGGCAAGCGAAAACGCAAAGATAGCTTTGAGATGGGCTGAAAAAAACGGATGGGGGGATTGTGGAACGCCTGTTGGAAAAATTAGAGCAAACCAATTAGCAAACGGCGAGCCGATTAGTAGAGATACTATTGCCCGTATGGCTTCTTTTGAAAGGCAAAGACAAAATTCAAATAAAGAATTAGGGGACGGTTGCGGACGTTTAATGTGGCTTGCGTGGGGTGGCGATGCTGGTGTTGAATGGGCTTCGAGAAAACTCGCGCAAATCGACAAAACAAAATTATCGTTTTCAATTATAAGCGAAGAAAAAAGAATTATATCGGGGGCGTTAATGTTGGCCGATGAACTTATTTTTCGCGATAACGAGCGATTTGGACAGCACTATGTTAAGTTTTCAGCGGAAACAATTAAATCAATAGCAATAAAATGGGCAAAGAAAAACTTTAATAACCACGTTAATTTAATGCACGATCCTGAGCAAAAAGTAAAAGGAGTTACGATGTTTGAAAGTTGGTTAGTAGATAGCGAAAGGGGTATAATGCCAATGAAAGGATTTGAAGGCGTTGCCGACGGAAGTTGGTTTGGGAGTTTTTATGTAGAGAATGAAAAAGTATGGCAAAGCATAAAAAAAGGCGATTACAAAGGGTTTAGCGTTGAGGGTTTATTTGACTATGAGCAACCAATTTCAGCCGAAGAAAACGCCTTAAAAAAGATTAGTGAACTTTTAAATTCAATTGTTGAAGATTAAATCTATATTATAATATGAAAGCAACAGAAATTTTACAAAAATTAAAAGAGCAATTTGCTGAATTAGTAGCACAACCAACACAAACTCCCGTTGCAATGGTTAGCGCAACACTTGAAGACGGAACAGTTGTTGAGGTTACCGCTTTAGAAGTTGGCGGAATTGTTACAATCGAGGGCGTTCCCGCTCCAGCAGGCGAGCATAAATTAAACGACGGAACAATTTTAGTAGTAGGCGAAAACGGCGCTATTATGGAAATCAAACCTAAGGTTGAAGAAATGCCAACTGAAGAAATGCCACCAATGGTTGAAGATATGGGCGCTAAATTTTCAAGTTTGGAAAATTCAACTAAGGAAAAATTTGCATCTTACGAGCAAAAATTTGCTAACTATGAAACAAAATTTGCAGAGTACGAAAGCAAATTAAATAAGGCTACTCAATTAATTGAGGGCTTAATGAACTTAACTAAAACGCTTGCAGAAACTCCAACAGGAACTCCAGACGTAGCGGTTAAAAATAATTTTACAGAAACAAAAAAGAAGGATTACTCAATATTATTTTCATAAAAATTTAAATTAAAATA